CCTTGCGCGCGACCAGAATCAGCACTGAAAGCCCGTGCTGGCTCGCTTTATAGGCCCAGTCGGCGATGCGCTGGTTCCGCGGGGCACTCTCGGCGATACCGAGCGAGACAGCGCGCTGATAGGGCGACGACTTCCGCAGCTTCGGGTGCGCCGGCGGATCGTCGAACACGAAGTAGGGCTTCGCCAGGATGCCGCGGTCGATCAGCAGCTTCTCGGACACCTTGAGCAAAATAGGCCCAAATGCAGCCATCAGCCGCATATTGTCCTCTGCATTGTCCCGCATGAACGGTGTCGCCGTCAGCGCGACGCGAATCTGGGCGTTCTTGCAGTGACGCAGGATCTCGTAATAGGAGTTGCCGCCCGCTTCGTGGGCCTCTTCGCCGATCACGACCTCGATCGAGGACAGAAAGTCGACCGCGCGATCGCGGAGCTTCTGTTTGGCCGCAAAGGAGGCCTTCGCCAGCGCCTGGAACTGCGCCGGCGTCCGCTTCTGCCCCGCTTCGGTGATCAGGCGCACGTGCTCGCGGCGCTCTTCGTCGATATTCGGGGTCGCGAGCTGCTGCACCAGGGTCTGGACCATGCCGGTATTCAAGCCGGTCTTCGGTTCCCAGTGCCCGTCGCCGATGATGCCAGGGCGAAAGCCGCAGTTCTTCTCGAAATCGCGCTTCATCTGATACATCAGGACGCCGCGCGTGGTCAGAAACAGCGTCGGGCGCCGATAGCGCGCCACGATCAGCTTGCAGATGCGCGATTTGCCGCCACCGGTGGCGACCTGCAGAATCCCGCGGCCGTGCTTGAGCACCTGAACCAGTGCCTTGTCGTGGAAATCGTAGCGCGGGTCGGGCGCGAAGTCGTCGACCTTGGGCGCGATCGGACCTTGCGGCGCCGGCAGACCCTTCTGCACGATCCTGACCGTGTAGCCTTTGCGGGTCAGCTCGCTGTGGATCAGGAACACGAAGCCAGCAGGGAAGGTCGACGTCCGCCGGCTGAACAGTGACGTGCGGCCGTTCCAGCTCGAATTCTGGAACGACGACATCATCGACGCCCCCTCGACCAGGAAGGAGAGCTTGTCGGAGACGAACGTCTTCACCTCGTCCGAGGCGTCGATGATCTTCGCGACAACCGCATTTGCGGCGATGGTAATGATTTTAGTCATGCTCTGGACATGGTCCTAAAGGTGTGTTTAAGATAAGTCAACGCTGACTGTATAACCCCAAGGATCCCGTGTCCAAGCAATTGATGGTCGACCCGCATACGATGCGGCCCAACCCCTGGAATACAAACCGGGTTTCGCCCGACAACGAGACCAAGCTGGGCACGTCGATCGCCACACTGGGCATTTTCAAGCCGTTCGTGGTGCGGACCAATCGGGAGATCGACGGTTACGAAATTCTGGGCGGCGAGCACCGCTGGTCTGAGGCGATCGCAGCCGGCATCAAGTTGGTCCCGATCTTCAATCTCGGCGAAATCAGCGACGACAAGGCCAAAAAGATCTCGCTCGCCGACAACATGCGATACGGCGCCGACGACACCATCGAGCTGGCCCGGCTGATTGAGGGTCTCGACGACCCGGAAGATCTGCAAAATATCCTGCCCTACACCGCCGCCGACATGAGCGCGATCTGCTCAAGCGTAGATATAGCGCTCGACGCATTGGAAATTCCCGACGGGTTCGACGAAGAAGACGGCGCCGAGCCTGGCCCGGCGGCCGAGAAGGCCCCGAAGACCCACACCATTATGCGCTTCAAGGTCACGCTGGGCGATGCCGAGAGCATCACCGAACTGCTGACGAAGGTGAAGAAGCGCCAGGCGTTCACCTCCTCGGACGATCTCACCAACGCCGGCGACGCCCTGGTGCATCAGCTTTTCGCGGTGGCCGAGTAGATGGCCTTCAAGCCGCGCCACAAGGACTGCCCCTCCTGCAAATTCTTCAACCCGCACCGCCCCAGCGCCAAGTGCGTGCCGTGCGGGGCAGGGGAGTTCTTCGAGGAGAAGGACGACGACAGCGAACTCGACGACGACGAATTAATGGCGCTCTACGCCGGACAGGATTACGAACATGACCACGATTAAGCCGGTGGCGACGCGCGACGGCCTGATGCTGCCGGTCGAAAGCTGGGACATCGCCAAGATCTTCGAAAGCTCGAAGAACGCCAAGAAGCACCCCGAGGAAGAGGTGGTGCTGCTGCGCAAGTCGATCCGCAAATACGGCATCGCCAACCCGCTCAACGTCAAGCCTTCCGGTGAGATCATCACGGGCCACGGGCGCCGCCTCGCGGCGCTGGGCGAGGGCTGGAAACAGGTTCCCGTCATTGTTCGCCACGATCTGACCGATGCGGAGGCCGATGCGCTGCGCATTTCGGACAATGCCACCTCCGGCACCAACTACGACACCGAGCTGCTGCAGGCACAGGTCTCCGAGCTGGCCGAGGCTGGCGAGATCGAGATGGATACGCTTGGTTTCGGCGACGTCGAGCTGGAGCGCCTGACCGCCTCGTTCGACGACATGAACATGGATGCGATGGTCGAGGACATCAACGCAGCCGTAGAGACCCAGAAAGTCGAGAACACAGCCTCTGAAGCCGCGGTCGATAGCACCGCAGCGCCCGTCACCGACGCTCTGGGCTTCAAACGGGTCACCATCGAGCAGAGCCGGCGCGTGCGGGGCTTCATGAACAGCGTCGAGACCAAGACAGGTCTCACCGGCGCCGCCGCCCTGGTCGCTTACATCGACACCTTGGGCATCGCGGCATGACCGAGGAAATCAAGGAAGCGATCGTTCCGCCGAAGGTCATCAGCATCGGCACCCGCAAGGAATTCACGCCGCCCAGTCCCACAGACGATGACGCCGAGTTCGTGCCTGACGCGAAGCTGCTGGATCTGGTCGAAAACCTGGTCGCGCGCGTCAAGACCGGCGAGATCACCGCGGTAGCTATCGCAGCAATCTGCTTCGGCTTTCCGATGTCATCCTACGGGGTGGGGCCGGATATCAGCATTCCCGAGCTGTGCGTTCTCAATACTGCGGCCGATTCCGTCAAGGATCAGATCATAAACCGAACCTACGCCAACGTCCGATACATCGGATCTGACGGCGAGGAGATCCCGGAAGACGATCTTTACGACGACGAGGATGACTCCGCGTGAAATACATCCTCACCAAGAGCTTCACCTCATCGGTGCAGCGCACCCCGCGCGTGCTTGAGATCGCCGAGGGTTTCGGCTTGGGTCTCACGGACAAGCGGTTCGTGATCTTCGACAACCTCGAAGTTGAGGTCAATCAAGGCGACGTGGTGTTCATCACCGGGCAGTCCGGTGGTGGCAAGTCGTTGGCATTGAGTCTCCTGACCCAGATCATGGAGAATCGCGACGGTCTGAAGATCGCCGATCTCAACAAGATCGAGCTGCCCAACAAGCCCGTGATCGAGCTGGTCGGCAAGACCACGACCGAGGCGGCCGACATTCTCGCCAAGGCCGGGATCTCCGACGCCTGGATCTACATCAAGACGCCGAACCAGCTCTCGGACGGCCAGCGCTACCGGCTCAAGCTGGCAATGCTGATGGACACCGACGCCGACGTCTGGATCGCCGACGAGTTCGGCGCCGTGCTCGACCGCGTCACCGCAAAGTGCGTCGCCTTCAACATGCAGAAGGTCGCCCGCGCGCGCGGCAAGACGCTGATGGTGGCGACCACCCACGACGACCTGACAGCGGAACTAGGGCCGTCGCTGATCATCACCAAGCGCTTCCGTGAAAAAGTCACCCTCGAAACAAGGAAAACACCATGATCAAACCGACAGTCGGCCGCGTTGTTCTCTACACGCCGCCCGCAAACGACCCAATCCTGCTTGAATATCAGGCGCCGTTTAAGGCCGACGTGATCTATGTCTGGGGCGATCGCTGCGTCAACCTGAGCATCACCTATCCGAACGGCCAGGTCCGCTTCGAGTCCTCGGTGACGCTGGTGCAAGAAGGCGATCGGCATATGGTCGAGTTCGGCCGCTACGCCGAGTGGATGCCCTACCAGATCGGCCAGGCGGCAAAGCACACCCCGGCGGCGCCAGTCGATGTGCCAACTTTTCTGAAGTCGATCGGCTAACAAATGCCGCTTGCAGGGAAGACCGCTGGTGCGTCCGACGAGATCGAGCAGTGCGAGTCGCTCGTGCAGCGCGTGGACGCACCGGTGCCCTGTTTCTCGCTGCTGGGCGATATGTTCGTCGAGCGCGGGGAGATCGCTGACTGGAATCTTCTGCACGATCTGCATTACAAGGCTGAAAATCTCCCGATCGGGCCGCGCTTCTGGAAGCTGACGCTCTACGGCGAGACCATCGGCGTGCTCGTGACCGCGAACCCCAAGGGCCTCCTGAAGGAGCGCCACCTGGCGTTTCCGTCGATGAAGCCGGGCTCGGGCGACACCAAGGTCACCAACACGCTCCGCTACAAGCTGATCAACAAGAACTTCCGCGTCATCTCCCGTTTCGTCGTGGACACGATGTATCGGGGCATCGGCGCCGGCTACCGCATGATGAACCTGGTCTCGCGCATGGAGGGCAACTCCTTCATGGAGATCCAGTCCTCGATGTCAAAATTCAATCTGTTCGGCCAGAAGGCGGGGTTCTCCTTCGTCAAGCCGTCGAACTCGAACAAATATCTCGAGGGTCTGAAGTTCTTCCGCACCAATTTTGCCTCCAGTCCCCAGGACTTCGAGGCGATCGTGGCCGAGCTGGAAGCCAAGACGCCGGCGGAGCGCGAGCGATTGCTCCAGGTCTGCAAGGATTTCTACTACCGGCACTCGGCGCTGGAGAAGACCGGCAACAACCGGGACAAGGGGCAGGGGCGCGTCGACGCCATGACCGCCCATACCATCATCAAGAGCCTGCAGCAGATCACGCTGGCCTCGCCGATGTATGGCGTCTGGAAGAACCCCGATCGCCGGATCCAGATCCCGCAGAAATTACCTCTGACCGTATTCGACGACCAGGGTCCGAACGAGATTTTCAAAGGACGCATGTGATGGGTGAGCAAAACGTGGTGCAATACGTCGGCGTTGGCATTTTCGCGATATCGATGCTGACGGCCATTGTGGCCGATCGCCGGAACCCGATCGACGGATCGCCGTGCAAGCGCCGCTCACTGTTGGACGCCTTGTTCATGCTGGGCATCGTCGGGGCCTTCATCGGCGCGGGTCTCGCCGCGCTGTGAAGTTCACCCGAACCAAGAAGCAGATCGAGATCATGACCCTCATCGTCACCGCCGCGGCGCGCGGCGAGGAGATGACCGTGGCCCTGCTTAAAACGAATCTGAGCTACGGCGCCACCGTGTCGGACCAGGCGATAACCGGATCGCTGAAGATCCTGGAGCGTCATGGCTATCTGAAGACGCAACTCGTTGGGCCGTATCCAATGAAGATCATGCCTACAGCCGCAGCTTTTCGGAGATTTATACCCCTCGTTCGTCCCGAGCCCTTCTGATCGTCCGGAGCGTTTTCCAAAACCGTCTCTCGACTCTTACTTACTTACTTTCTTTCTTAAGTTTTAAGAGAAGAAAGAAAGAGTCGAGACGCGGCTTTGGAAGAATTGCCTGGACATAGCAGTCATAATTGACTTACTGTGAGCAAATGTCTGAACCTATTGAACCAGTTACACCTGAAATCGTCCCCGAAGTTGTCGTCGCGGAGGATCCCCCGACCCGTTCGGGCAAGCGCCTGACCAAGCAACAGTGGCTCGAGATCGAGGACCACGTCGCCTACAACACCATGTCGCGCAAGGAGCTGGAGGATCACTACGATATCTCCGGCAATTCGATCCGCAGTCATTTCAAGCGGCTGATGGCCGAAGGAGTCTATATCGGTCGCGGCTCGAAGCGGCATCTGCTCGCGGGCAAGACTGCTGCGGCCGTTGCCGGCGGCGTCGCGGGCTCGACTGCAAGCGCCATCATCGGCGCCTTCGCCTCGAAGCGCAAAGAGCGGATCGAGCAGACCAAAACCACGCTGTTCCAGCAGTCGCAGATCATCCAGACCCTACTCAACATGACGCTGAAGGATATTGCCGACCTCACCAAGCCGGACAAGACGGCCGCGGCGCTCAGTGACGACATCAAGGCGCTGCAGCGCGCCGAGAACATCAACGCCTCAATGGTCAAGACCAGGTGGATCCTGCTCGATATCGAAAATGACATCGACGAAGCCACCATGCCGAAACTGCTATTCGAGGATCTGACACAGGCTGAAATCACCGCGTTGCAGAACGCCTCTGAGGAGGACGACGGGGACGATCTCGACCTTGATATCGGTGACACCGAGATCGTCGAAGAAGGCAAGGTGTGAGCGCAGCCGACAGCGTCATCAAGCTCCACCGCGGCCAGCGGCAGGTCTTCAAAGACCATCGACGGTTCAAAGTAGTTGTCGCCGGGCGACGTTGGGGTAAGACCCAGCTCTCCAAGCAGGCAATCTGCCGGCGTTGCGTGATCCCCAAGCAGATCATCTGGTATGTGGCGCCGACCTATCAGATGGCTCGCGGCATTCTCTGGGACGAATTGAAGGACGCGATCCCGCGCGCCTGGGTCCGCTCCTACAACGAAACGCGGATGACGATCCGCCTCTACAACGGCACGCTGATCGCGCTCAAGGGCGCCGACAAGCCCGACACCCTCCGCGGTATCGGTCTGCATTTGCTGATCATCGACGAGGCCCAGGACATCAAGCCCGATACCTGGATCAAGGTTCTGCGCCCGACGCTGGCAACGACGCTCGGCGAGGCGCTGATCATCGGCACCCCGAAGTCGTTCAACTGGCTGCATGATCTCTACCAGCTCGGCAAGCGCGGCGACACCTATCTGAACAAGAAGGGCCGGCGCATCGTCAATGCGTGGAAGAGCTGGCAATTCCCGACCATCACCTCGCCGTTCATCCCCAAGGAGGAAATCGACCAGGCGCGGGCCGACATGGACGAAAAGTCGTTCCGCCAGGAGTTCGAAGCTTCCTTCGAGACCATGTCGGGCCGGGTCTATTACGCCTTCGATCGCCGCACCCATGTCGGCGACAAATACAAGTTCAACCCGAAACTACCCATTTGGGTCGGACAGGATTTCAACATCGACCCGATGTCGTCCGTGATCATGCAGCCGCAGCCGAACGGCGAGGTCTGGATTATCGACGAGTGCATTCTGATGGGCTCGAACACCCAGGAGACGGCAGACGAGCTGAGCCGGCGCTACCACCGGCACATGAAGAACGTGATAATCTACCCCGACCCCGCGGGCGCCTCACGCTCGACCAAGGGCAGGGGCGAGAGCGATCTCGACATTCTCAGGGACGCCGGCTTCCGCAAGCTGAAATACAAGCGCAAGCATCCGCGCATCGCCGATCGCGTCAACTCGGTCAACCGCATGCTGCGCTCGGCCGAGGGCGAGATCCGCCTGTTCGTGAACTCGAACTGCAAGCAGACCATCATCTCGCTGGAACAGACGATCTACAAGGCCGGCACCCCCGAGGTCGACAAGTCGGGCGGTTTCGAGCATCCCGCGGACGGTCTCGGCTACTGCATCGATATCGAATTCCCGATGCGGAACATCAAGATACTGGGTGTTTCGCTTTGACCTTGCGTTACAGTCAATGTTGACTTATGCTGAACCTTCAAATTCTGTAGTTGAAAGCTGATCTTGGCCGAACTCGCGTCAACGCCCGCATTGAAGCCCGCACCTCTCGCGGGAACGCAGCAGCAGCTTGCGGCCTTTCTGGAGCGTCGGCACCCGGACTATAACGGGCTGATCGACCACTGGAATTTTCTGGAGGCGACCTACGACGGCGGCCGTCACTGGTTCACCGATGGCACCCAGATCGGTGTCACGACGTTCGAAAGCCACAACCTCTTCCGCTACATCAAGGAAGGCGACAAGGAATACAAGGATCGCCTCAAGCGCTGCTACCGCTTCAATCACACCAAAGAGGTCACCGACCTCGTCCAGAAATACATCTTCAAATCGCCTGTCATTCGCAACTCGACGGATGCGCCCGAACCTATCAAGGCGTTCTGGCTGAGGGCAACCGAAGATGGCCTGGATATCAACCAGTTCATGAAGCTGGCCTCGACCCAAAGCTCGATTCTCGGCCGGCCCTGGATCTTTACCGACACCAATGTCGATCCCGAAGATGTTCAGTCGGTCGCCGATGCCAAGGCCGCGGGCGCGCAGGTTTATGCCTACATCGTCAAGCCCCAGGACGTGCTCGATATCGGCTACTCCAAGGGTGGCGAAAATGAGTGGGTTCTGATCCGCGAGTGGGTTCGCGACGACGCAGACCCGGTGCTCGGCACCGGCGCTATCACGCTACAGTTTCGCCTATGGATGGAAGATGAATGGCATCTGTTCATCATCAATGAAGACAAAACAGCCAAGACCGTGACCGTGGTCGAGATCGATCAGGGCTTCAACCCGCTCGGACGTGTTCCCGGTTTTCCGTTGCCGCACGTGGTCGGCCCCGGCCGCTACTCGGCACCGGGCCTGATCAACGACATCGCCTATCTCGATCGCGCAGTCGCCAACTATCTGTCCAATCTTGACGCCATTATTCAGGACCAGACCTTCTCGCAGCTCGCGATGCCGGCGCAGAACGTGCTGCCGGGCACCGACGCCTACAAGCAGTTGGAAGAGATGGGCACCAAGCGAATCTTCCTCTACGACGGCGAGGGCGGCGCTAAGCCGGAATTTATTTCGCCGGACCCGCGCCAGGCGGGCATGGTCGTCACCGTCATCAACAAGATCATCAACGAGATCTACCACACCATCGGCATGGCCGGCGAGCGCACCAAGTCCGACAACAATGTCGGCATCGACAATTCGTCGGGCGTCGCCAAGGCCTACGATTTCGAGCGCATGAACAGCCTGCTGACCTCGAAGGCTGACTCGCTGGAAAACGGCGAGAACAAGCTGATCGAGCTGGTCATGCTGTGGAACTCCGCCCCCGTGCCGGCGAAGCATCTGGTGAAATACCCGGACACATTCGACGTTCGCAGCCTGTTCGACGAATTCACGCTGGCCGAGCGCCTGGCGATCATCGATGCGCCGAAACTGATCCGTCAGGAACAGATGAAGCAGGTGATCGACAAGCTATTCCCGCGCCTCGACACCGCAACCCGCGAAGAGATGGACGCCGAACTTCAGGATTGGCCCGTCGATCTTCAGGCCGTCATCACCGCCAAGTTCGGCGGCAATACTCCAGACGTCATGTTTCCCGCAGTCGCAACCAAAACACCAGGAGGAGCCGCCGCAAAGCCCGGCAAATCGACCACGAAACCCACGGCAAGCAAGCGCCAAGGGCAAGTCACCAAGAAGACCCCGGCCAAGTAACCGCGCTGGGACCAAGCCTACCTCAGCCGAGTAACCGCGCTGAGCAACCCGAAGGCCGAGAAACTGTGCCTTTAAGGAGAACTTGATATGACGACCCGCAACACCCCGACCCCGATGCTCACCCAGTCCCGCAGCATCCAGAACCAATTCCCGATCGAAGGCATGCGCCTGCTCGACGGCCCCAGCGCCGAAGAGGTTGCTGCAGCCGCGGCCGCCGAAGTCGCCGCAGCCAAGGTCATTTCCGACAAGAAGACCGCCGACGAAGTCGCCGCTGCCAAGGTGATCTCCGATGCCGCCGCTGCCGCAGAAGCTGAAGCCGCGCGTATCGCCGCGAGCAAGCTGTCGGCCAGTGAAGCAGCCCTGCTTAAGGACTCGATGGCGCACAAGGCGAAAGCCGCAGCCGCCCAGACCGCCCTCGACGCTGCCAATCTCGCCCTCGAAGCCTTCAAGGGCATCGACCCCACCAAGGCCAAGGAGTTGCTCGCAGCTCAGAAGGTTGCCGAAGCCGCGGCGGCCGCCGCCGAGGAAGCTGCCGCGATCAAGGCCGGCGAATGGGATCGTCTCAAGACCCAGATGGCCGCAACCCACAAGACCGAGCTGGAAGCAGCGCAGGGCGCCGGCGCTTCCAACGCGACCGCGCTCGCCGCCGCGTTGGCGACGATCGACGATCTCACCGTGGGCTCGCAGTTCAACACGTCCCCCTATGTCGCCGATGAGCTGGTGCTGACGCCCTCGATCGCCCGCACCGTCTATGGGTCGCATTTCGACACCGTCAACGGCGCCACGGTCGGCCATGACAAACCGCGGGGTGCCAAGGATCGCACGCCCCTGGTCGATGCGTCAGGCAATCCGCTGAAGTTCGACGACGCCATGAAGAAGCTCATCGAGGCGAGCCCCGACAAGGATCGCCTGGTCAAGTCCGGCATCAAGGCGGGCGCGCGCTCCGCTACCCGAGAAGTCAAATCGGGCACCACCACCCGCGATCCGAACGAGCTGCGCGGCATGGCGCGCATCGCCGCCGGTCTCGCTGCAGGAGGTTTGCCGCAAGGTCCGAAATAACGTCCAAGGGCTACAGTCAATCCTGACTTAATTATTTCCTTGGACTTTCCCGATCGCCGGGCTATTATAGTGGCAGATAAGTCAATCTTGACTGTCATGCCATTCTAGTTCCCGGCGATCATAGCCCCAAGGAGACCACGTTAATGCCGTTGCTCGAAGTCGAAGCCAATAAGCTGAGCATGGTTCAGCTTGAGCGTGGCGTGATCGAAGAGATTATCGATCGCGAGGCGCTGTTCGCCCTGCTTCCGTTCTTGACCGTCAATGGCAAGTCCTACGACTACAACCGCGAAAACACGCTGAGCGAAGGTGATTTCCTCGATCCCTACGACACCGTGAACGAAGGCGCCGCGACCTTCACCGAGGTCAACACCCGTCTGCGCATTATGGCCGGCGACGTCGATCTGGACAAGTTCCTGACCTCGACCCAGTCGGACACGAACTCGCAGCTCGCGATTCAGATCGCCCAGAAGTCCAAGGCGATGACCCGCATGTTCAAGCGGGCGCTGATCAACGGCAACAACTCGGTGAACGCGAAATCGTTCGACGGCTTGAAGGTTCTCGTTCCCGCCGGCCAGACCCTGGTCGCCGGTGCCAACGGTGCCTCCGTGACGTTCTCGATGCTCGACGAGCTTCGCGACCTGATCCTGATCCACGGCGGTCCGGACTTCTTCATGATGCGTATGGCGACCTGGCGCGCCATCAAGCAGCTTCTGCGCGGCATGGGAGGCAACACCGCCGATACCGTCATGATCGAGAACTTCGGTCACCAGGTTCCCGCGATCGACGGCATTCCCGTCATCGTCAACGACTTCATCACGACCGATGAAGTCCAGGGCACGAACGCCGCGACGACCTCGATCTACGCGGTCAAGTGCGACGAAGCTGTCGGTTTCCACGGCATCGTGGGCGGCGAAGCAGCCGGCCTCAAGGTCGAGCTGATCGGCACCGTCCAGAACAAGGACGCGACCCGGTATCGCCTCAAGTGGTATGTCGGCACGGCGCTGAAGAGCACCCTGTCGGTCGGCCGCCTGAAGGGCATCACCAACATTTAATCTTGCGTTACAGTCAAGATTGACTTAGATTGAGGCGGGCCTGGTGCCCGCCTCTTTCATTTTGGGAACACACATGACAATTCCGTTGGTCGTTATCGTAGGCGCTGACAAGGGTGGGGTGGGTAAAACCATGATCTCCCGCGCGCTGCTCGACTACTTCAAGGCCCAGGGCGTCGACGTCCGTGCCTTCGACACGCAGGCAGAGACGCCGGCCGGCGTCCTCAAGCGCTTCTTCCCGGCCCAGACCGAAGTGGTCGACCTGACCAAGTCCGATGGACAGATGAAGGTGTTCGACACCTTGCAGGGTTCCACGGTCACCGTGATCGACGTCGCCGCCAGCCTGCTGTCGCCGACGCTCAAGACCCTCGGCGAGATCGGCTTCATGGAAGCTGTCCGCGAAGGCAAGATCCGGATCGTCGTGCTACACGTTCTCGGCAGTTCGATGGCCTCGCTGGCCGAGATTGCCTCGACCGCGGCGGCGCTCGCCGGCGCCAAGCACTTCCTGGTCACCAATCACGTCAACGATTCGACGTTCTTCGCCTGGGACGACAAGACCAAGGCGGCGCTCAACGTCGGCGACGGCGTTCTGGACATGCCCAAGCTCAACGAGCTGGCTGTCGAGAATGTCGAAATCGCGGGCACCTCGTTCCGCGACTACGTCGCCAACACCTCCGAGAACTCGTTCGTGCTGCGCGGCTACGTCCGTCATTGGCTCGGCCTGGTATTCGCCGAGTTCGCAAAAGCGAAGCTGACCGGCGAATGAGCCTCAAGGTCGAGATTTACGGACGGGAGAGCTGCCGCTTCAGCGTTGCGGCAGTCGCCTGGTGCGTTGCTCGATCCTTCCCGTGCGTTCTTCACGCGCCTGGCTCTGACACCCCCATTAGCGCGCTCGGGCGCGTGCTTCCACAAATCTTCATCGGAGCCCACCGCATCGGCGGGCTCGAAGACCTGCGCGCCAGTAGCGCGCTCATCCAGCAAATCCTCAAGGGAAAATAATATGGCTACCATGCACCGCGTCAAGATTACCGCTCCCGGCTGGGAAGCCTTCAATGGTGACTTCTGCGCCATGCAGTTCACCAACGGCATCTCCGACGAGCCGCTTACCCGGCTGACGATCGACCGAATGGCCGCGATTATCCCCTGTCAGCTCCTGGACGACGATTCCAATGAGCTGGGGCAGGCCGGCGCCGGCGCGCGCACGGTCAATCTGGCTGATATTTCAGCACCAGTGCAGGATGCACTGCCGACCATGACGGACGAAGAGTTCGCCGCCGAGCAGCTCGTCGCGCTGAAGGCCGGCAAGGGTCCGAAGCAGAGCGAAATCTTCACCGAGGAGCAGCTCAAGACGATCGCCGACCAGGAAGGTATCGCGGGTCTACGCTCGATCGGCACGAAATGGAACGCCAAGGAGCGCTCCATCAACAAGCTGATCTTCGAGATCATGAAGGCTCAGTCGGCCTATGCTTCGCGCAAGAAGGAGTTTGACGACGAACAGACGCTGGCCCGCAAGAAGGTGAGCGACGACGCGCTCGCAGCCGCGATCGCCCGCGAGGAGGAGATTTCCAAGAACGCGCGCAACCTGACGCTGGAGGCCGTCGACAAGGCAAAGGCCGCGGCGATCGAAACCCTGGCCCAGATCGAGCGCAACCGCGTCACGGCCGAAGAAGGCCTCAAGGCTGTTGCGGCCGCCCTGGCTGCGGCGGATGAGACCCCGAACGCGGTCGATGAGAGCGGCAATTCGGTCTACGTCGCGCCCGGCGCGGCCCCCGAGTTCGTCGATCCCCAGGACGCGCCGGCTGATCCGATCGTGGAAACCAAGTAATGGACGTCTTCCCGATCAACTCGACGGTCTCTTTCACGGTGCCGTTCATCGACCTCAACGGCAACCCGGTCACGCCGACCGGGCTGTCCTACGTAGTGTTCGATGACGCCTACAATGTGCTGGTGCCCGCAACGGCGCTGGCTGTTGTCCCAGGCAACACCGAGATCGTCGTGTTGATCGGGCCGACCTTCAATGCGACGGTGGGCGCGCGCGTCTTCGAATTCACCATCACCGACGCCGCCGGCAACGGCTACACGACCCAGACCTTCTACGGGATCAACCCGCAGCATCGCCTGACCTTTCTGATCAACACGTTCCAGACGCACGCCGCCGCGCTCTACCTGGCCCAGAACATTCCGGGCATGGACGGCTGGACCGCGGCCGACACCAATGCCCAGCAGATCGCCCTGATGGAGTCGTTCGCTCGGCTGATCCGGATGAATTTCGTCATTCCCTATCCCGAGATCGTCGATACCCAGGCGCTGCTCGACCCCGACTATTACGCCGAGATCACCCCGCGGATGTGGCCGCGCATGACGCCGAGCCTGTTTGCCCGCTATCCGGCCGAGTTCTTCCTCGGTCTGCGCAAGGCGCAGGTCGCCGAGGCCAACTACATCCTCACCGGCGATCCGATTGGCGACAAGATCCGCTCCGGGCTGTTCTCGGAGAAGGTCGGCGAAAGCTCGATGATGTTCCGGTCCGGTGTCGGCCCGCTGAAGCTGCCGCTCTGCCGTGAGGCCCTGAATTACCTGACCGGCTATCTCAACAACCGCTTCATGCTCTCCCGCTCATGATCCTGACCCAGTTCATCAGCGGTGAGGCGGACCTTGCCGCTGATCGATATGGCGCCATGATCCAGGCGTTTCGCGGCATGTATTCGCGCGCGCTCGACCAGTCCCACTTTGGCTCGCCCAAGCAGATGACCGACGTCTCGGTTGGCGCCTATGCGATCGCCGGCGTCTACCTGAACGCCGAATGGCAGTTGATCACGGATGCGAGCACAGCCGTCGCATTAGAAGCTCAGCGAGCGACGCTTGACGAGTTGAGCGCTGCAAGTAGCGATGATCTCTCCCAAGCTGTCAGCGAGCACGCAGACGAATCTGACGCGCAACTGTCGCAAGAGATTTCGATACAGATCGAGCGCGACATCGCTTTTCTGCGAACGTCGCTGCAAAGGACCATTTTGAGCGTCAATATGTCGGCGCGCGCTCAGCAACTGCCGGCCCGCACCGCCCTGATGCAGCTTCGAATCAGCCCGGCAAACGAGCTGAACTTCCTGTTCATCGACCGCGGCGCGACAAAATGGCCCGCCCAGCGCTTCATCCGCGCCGTCTGGCGCCAGCATCTGCTCGCCGTCTACAACGAAACGGTGCTCCTGACCCTGACCGATCACGGCATCGACACCGCCGAGATTACTCACACCGACCCCAAGGCGCCGGTCAACGGCATGGAGATCTCGGTCAACGCCGGCTCCGCGCTGCCGACCTATGCCGAGATCCGCAACGAGATCTTCCACCCGAACTCGGAAGCCATTTTGAGGACGATTTCGGCATGATGATCCCCAACACCACCGGCATGCTGTCGAAATTCATCGGCTTGAACGGCTATAGCGAGCCGTCCTGGGCGGCACCGAAGCTCGTGCGCTGCGCCGTGGCTGATCTTGGCACCGTCGTCAAGAAGACCTCGGTTCGAACCGATCAGTCAGCCTCGCACGGCACGATCGAGGAAGAGACCGCGGTCGCCAAGATCCTGTTTCTGCCCAATGTCGGGATCACCGACAATGATAAATTCTCGATCCTCGGGATCGATCTTGTCGTCAATGGCATTACACCGCGCAACAATGTTTTAGGCAAACTCGATCATTTCGAGGTCGATTTCGGGATCTTCGTATCATGAAGATGACCGCAGACGGCTTCGACCAGGTGATGGCGCAGTTGCGCAACGCCGCGACCAAGGTGCCCGACAACGCGCGCAAGGTCATGCACAGGCAGGCCGACAAGATCGTCGAGCTGGCAAAGTTGATGGCGCCGCACGACACCGGCGAGCTGGAAGACGCCATCCACAAGGAGATCAGCTACGAGGGCAGGGGCCGGCTCGTGATCGACATCGTCTGCGGCGGAACCATCCGCGGCGTCGATGTGGACCGCTATGCGGCTGAGATCCACGAAAACTACGAGAGCATGAAGCCTGGCGTGGGCACGATCGCCAAGCGCGCGGCAAACCCTGGCATCTATGTTGGCGGCAAATTCCTCGAGCGCGCTCTCAACGAGAGCCTCCCGAAACTGAACAAGGCCCTGATTGAGGGCACGATGGCGGATATTGAACGATGAGACTGGATATTCTCGCGCAGGTGCTGGTAGACGCCGGGCTCGGAACCATCGGCACCGACATCTTCATGCACCGAATGGATGCGAACGCCGTGCGGGGCATTCTGCTGCGTAATCCAATCGACGGAGTAGCCGTCGATCCGACCCTCCCCAAATATTACAAGAGCGCGCTGCAGGCGATCGTCCGCGAAGAGACGCAGGCGGCCGGCGACGCCAAGGCGGCCGCTATTATCGCAGCTCTCACCTTCTACAACCGCGAGTTTCGCGCGCCGACCGCGCCGTTCGCTCTGATCATGCAGGTCAAGCAGCTCTATCCGACCAAATTGCCGATCATCTACCCGCGCTCGGTCGGCCGCGGCATCGAATGGTCCTGCAATTTCCACGCCGACTACGTTTTGCGCTAGGACAACAGTCAATCTTGACTTACAATATGTGCCTCATATCTGGAGATTTCCAATGACTTTTCAGCATCCGCAGTGGCCCCACGATGACGCCGCCTCTCTGAAGGCGTTCTATGGCGATCCGGCCAAGGGTGAGCCGGGACAGCGACTGGTGTCCGTGGTTGCTCCATACCAGATGTTCTATGCCGGCAAGCCGATCAAGGGCGTCATGTTCCACCAAAAGGCGGCGCCGTCGCTTGCGTGGGTATTCCAGCAGATCTGGGATCATTACGAGCATGACCAGGCCAAGGTCGATGCAGCCGGCGTGTCGCACTATGACGGCGCCTTCAATTCCCGCCTGATCCGCGGCAGCGCGACCGTTTGGTCGAATCACGCATATGGCGCCGCAATCGACCTCGATGCGTCCCGAAACGGGTTCAATACCGGTCACGGCACCATGCCGCAGGCCGTCGTGGACATCTTCAAGGCAGCCGGCGCTCTCTGGGGCGGGGATTACACCCATCGCACCGATCCGATGCACTTCGAGTTCTGTTCGCGCTGAACTTATGGACAGTCAACATTGACTGTTGTAAGATAGAGCCAAGTTTCTCTTCGCCGTTCATAAGGATACCGTTTCAATGGCCTCGAATACAGAAAATGTGAAGCTGGGCGTTTGCTCGGTTACCTTTGGCGGCGTCGACCTCGGCTACACGAAGGGCGGCGTGGACGTCACGATTGCGACCACGACCAAGGAAGTCATGGTCGATCAGTTCGGCAACTCGCCGATCAACGAAATCATCATCGGCCGGACCTGCACCGCCAAGGTTCCCTTGGCGGAAACGACCATGATCAACCTGGCGCGCATCATGCCCGGCGCGGTCCTCAACGGTTCCGGTGGCGCCTATGCCGGCGCGACCGTGACCTTCGTGACTGCTCCCCCGGTCGATGGCGACAAGATCTCCGTGAACGGCGTTCCCTTCACGTTCCGCACCGTCCCGGTCAGTTCCAACGATATCGCCGTTGCCTCGGCATCGACGATCGCGCTGGCCGCCGCCGCCCTGAAGGTTGCGATCGACAACTGCCTCGACCCGTTGGTTTCCCAGATCACTGCGACGGTTCTCGCCGGTCTCGTGACCCTGACCGCCGACGACCAGGGTGTTTTTGCGAACGCCTTCACGCTGACCAAGACCTTCGTGACGGGCGCCAACGTGACCGTGACTGCTTTCACCGGCGGCGTCGACGCGAACGTGGCTTCGGTTACGATCCCGAACGGCGTGGGTATCTCCCTGCTGCAGTCGGCGAAGGTTCTGGTGTTCCATCCCCAGGCCCTGGCGCTCGACGATCGCTCGGAAGACTTCACCATGCCGCTGGCGAATACCCCCGGTCAGGCGTCGTTCGGCTACAAGCTGGACAACGAGCGCGTGTTCAACGTGGACTTCAAGGCCTACCCGGATTCGGCGACGCGCAAGCTGTTCGTCTACGGCGACGCCCGCTCCGCCGCATAATCTCTTGCTTTGCGGCGAAAAGTAAGTCAATATTGACTGTCGGATCAGAAATGGTCCGGCAGTCTTTTCACAACAGACAGCAGGAACTACCGAATGACCGACAACGTAACCTATTTCGACCTCGACGCCGTCGCCCAGGAGAAGGTCGTCATCAAGCTCGGGGGTAGCGAATACCCGCTGGTGCCCGTCACCGTCGACAGCTTCGTCGCGAACACGCGCCTGATCTCCAAGCTCGAAACCATCGACCAGACCGACATCGAGGCGCAGCTCCAGTTCACCAAGGAACTGTTGAAGCAGGCATTCCCGACCATGACCGATGCGGTGCTCGGCGCCATGACGATGATCCAGCTCAACAAGCTCGTCGATCTCGCGCACGGCATGAACGGCCAGAAAGAAGCGACCGCGAAGGTTGAAGCTGAAGTTGCCGCGTCAAACCCTCCGATCGCGGGATAATCAAGTCGATTGATTTCGGCTTCTTTTTCTCGCGCGTGCTGCACTGCTACTCGATGGGCTACCGGGAGACTCTTGATCTACCGATCAAGACCTTCTGGATGCTCCACAAGAACGTCGACCGCATTGCGGCCGAGCAAGACATGAGGGCGGCCTCGATCGCGATCCAATCGCAGTCGAGCGAAGGAATTAGAGCGATGATGTCCGACCTGCGCAAGCAGATGGGCATCGTCTTCGTAACCGAACAGGCGGTGACCCTGGTGAAGATCGACCCGGCTCGAAAGGCCAGGCTGAACATACTGGGAGACCTGTCGACCAATGTCTATCCGAGTTGAACTGGAACTTGACGACGGCTCGTTCACCACCCGCATGGTTCATGCGGGTGAGTCGGTCGACAATTTCCGTCAGCACGTCAATGGCACGATCACCTCGGTCAATCGCCTCAACGAAGCGACGGGCAGTCTGTTTGGCGCCCTTCGCGACATTACGATCACGGTCGGCATGGCGCGCGCTGCGTTCGAGAACATTCGCGCAGTCACCTCGGGCTGGGCCGGCGATATCATCAAGGTCAATGCCGAGATGGAGAAGCTCGGCTTCCTCCTGGGTGGTCTGTCGAAAGCAAAAGACCCTACCAAGGACGCCGCGGACGGGATTAAGTTCCTGCGTCAGGAAGCGCTCAATGCACCGTTTGCGCTTGGCGCCCTGACTGACACCTTCGTCAAAATGAAGTCGACCGGCCTCGACCCGCTGGCCGGCGGCTTCAAAAGCATGGTCAACGCAGTTGCAGCCTTCGGTGGCACCGACGACGTGCTCAAACGTGCCACGATCGCGATCACCCAGATGTCCGGCAAGGGCGTCATCCAGATGGAAGAACTGCGGCAGCAGCTCGGTGAAGCCGTGCCGCGCGCCGTGGAAGTCATGGCCCGAAGCATCGGCCTGTCCACCGGCCAGTTGATCGTTCAGATCAGCAAGGGCACGCTCGAATCGAAACAGGCCCTGGCGTCGTTCTTCGCCGAACTGGATCTGACCTTCGGCGGCTCCGCACAGGCGCAGATGAAGACCTTCAACGGCATGATCTCGCAGTCCTCGACGCTGTTCCAGTCGTTGGCGCTGGTAGTCGGCGATGCCGGCTTCTTCAATGCGGTCAAGAACCAGCTCCGCGATATCAACACTTTCCTCGGCGGCTCGATGGCGAACAGCTTCGCCGCCAGCCTGGGGCAGGGCCTGACCGCGGTCGTCGAAGGGCTGCGCTCTGCGCTCGGCACCGCAATGGAGTTCAAGTCCGAAATTATCGGCCTGGGCGAGGCGATGGTGGTTGCCTTTGGCGCCAAGGCTGTAGCCGGCGCGCTGCTCGGTATGGGGCAGATGTTCCGCAGCATGAGCGCGGATATCGCAACGTCGCGCCTGCAGTGGTCGCAGTTCGCCAACGGCATGGCCGGCACGGGCGGCATGATCGCCGGCGTGCGCAGTCTCTCCGACGCATTCACCGCGACCGCACTGACCGCGGGCGGCCTGGCGCGTGTCATTCCGATCATCGCATCCGGTCTGACCATGATCGCCGCCTACGCGCCGCTTCTGGTGCTCGGGATCGGCCTATTGGCGATTGCCTTCAGCACGCTCGGCGACAAAACAAAGGACGCCTACGAGCACCTGGTCAAATACGGCGCCGAGTCCGAGAAGCAGATCGCGCTGGCCGCCAGGCACGTCGCGATGGAGGAACAGCGTCTTGAGCTGATGAAGGCATCACAGCAGAACCCCACCGACTTTAACGGTGAGTATGCCCCGCAGGTGTCCTCGAACGAGGATATCTCCGCGAAGGAGACCGAGGTTAACGATAAGCGCCGCGTGCTCAGTGATGAAACCGTGAAGCTGGCCCAGAAGCAGGCCGACAAGCTCCGCGCGCTGATGGATAGCGACGTCGAGGACGAGCTGCGCGGCCTCTCCAAGGGCTACGACGAGCGAGCGACGCTTGCGGCCAAGAACTACAGCGACCAGCTCCAGCTACGCCAGACAGCTCGCCAGAGCACTGAGCAGACCACCAAAGACTTCCAGGCGTCGCAGCGCGATGCTGCGATCGCGGGCTACACCGATCGCGAAGCCATCCTCGAGACCTACCTGCGCAATTCCCAACTCATGCAGGAAATGGGCAATAAGGAGGCGATAGCCGCCGGCGTGAAGTTTGACGCCGCAATGACTGCCAGGATCCGGGAGAATGCGGAGGCGAGGGCGCGTCTGCAGGCCTCGAAGACTGGCCCCCAGGAGATCGACAAGCCGCAGGATATCGAAAAGCTGCTGCAGAAGGCCGCAGCCAAGACCGACGATGTCGCCTCGGCGACCGCGGGCCTGCGCGCCCAGCTCGCCGGCGTCTCCGGCGAATACGCCACACTCGCCTTCATGATCAATGAGGCCGCCTCCAAGTCTAAGAACATGGGGCCGCTCGACAACGTTCGGATCAAGGCCGCGACCGACGCGCTGCTTCAGCAGCAGGCCGTGTTCGACGAATACACGCGCCGCGTCAACGCGCAGAACAAGACCGACACCGAGCTGATGCGGATCAACCTGGCGCTGCGCGAGAAGATCGCGGCCCAGGAAGCCGGTGGAGACGGCAAAACGAACGACGTGGACAAGTTCCGCAAGGGCGTAGCCGCCGGCGCCTATAGCGGCCTGACCGCGACGCAGCAGATGCAGCAGCGGTTCGCTGAATTGTCGACCAGCGCCAAGACCGTTGGCGACGATATGAAGGCGGCGTTTCTGAGCATTTTGCCGCCGATCAACTCGGTGGTCGAAAGGCTCAGCCTGGCGAACACGGGCTTGAAGCAACTACCGGGCGCGCTCAGCCGCACCGGTGGCCTGAACCTGCCCAGCGTTTCGAGCGGCAGCCCGCTGACCGATCGCCTGATCAACAGCGAGAGCGGCGGTAATCCGACCGCAACGAACAAGGATTCGACCGCAACGGGCGCAGCGCAGTTCATCGAATCGACCTGGCTCGACTTCATGAAGTCGATGCATCCGGACATTCTCAAGCAGGGCGAAGCGATTGCGTTGGCCTGGCGCAACAACGCGGATATGTCGAAGGAGGCAACCGCCTGGTATGCCAACGAGAATTCCAAGAAGTTCTCCGAGAACGGCATCGCTTCGAGCGACGCCAATCTGAAGCTGGGTCATTTTCTGGGTGGCGGCGGCGCGACCGCGGCGCTCAGCAAGCCCGACGATACGCTGGTTCGCACCATTCCCGAGCTGACCAGGGCGATCAAAGACAACTACGCGGTGTTCAAGAACATCAGCACTGTCGGCGATCTCAAGGATTGGGCCAAGGGCCAGGTCGGCGGCGGAACAACCTTCAAACCGTTCTACGACACCGATTCGCGCGAGCGGTCGCCCGCTGGCCTCAGCGCCAAGCAGAAGCTGATCGACGCCAATAACGCCGAACTTCAGCAGATCGCAGCCGCAAACGAAGCTCGCAAGGCGCTGACCGACGCCGAGAAGGCCGCGTTGACGGCGGCTACCGCAGCGCGTGAAGATAACGGCGGAAAGCTTAGCAGCTACGCCGCCGGTCGGAAGCAAATTTCTGATGGTGAAGGGCCGTATGGCAAGGCCAACACCAACCCCGACGATCCGCTGTTCGCGAACTATATGGCGGCGCTTCAGAAGAAGGATGCGGCAGAGGCGGCTTCGTCAGCGAAGAAGGTCGCGCTCACCAAGTTCGAGGCGATCGTCGAGAAGCAGGCGACCGATGCGGTAGCGAACGACGCCAAGCAGGCAGATATTCTTGATCGCATTGATGAAGAACGCAAGTTCAAGTTCAGCGGCGCCTACACCTCCCAGCTCAGGCAACTTGAGAAGGATAAGGCTGCCGGCGCTGCGGCGGTTTCGACTACCGCAAAGACCCAGCCTGAAGCCGACGCAATGATCGCCAAGCAGACCCAGGCCGTCAAGGATATGGGCGATCGCGAGATCCTGGAGGCCGTTCGAACCGAACAGGCCAAGACGATCACGATCGAAAAGAGCCTGATGACCACCGATGAGGCGCGTCAAAAGGACTTCCAGGAGAACGTTACGCGCAACCAGCAATACCTGGAGAACTACAGCGCCACCGGCGACGCGCGCGTCGTCGTCGAACAGCAGGTGACCCGCAACATCGTCGCGCTTCAGAAGCAGCAGTTCCAGCTCACCCCGATCGGCGGAATGCTCAAGCAGTGGGGCGATCTCTCCCACAACCTGGAGCAGGCCTCGACTGGCTGGATGAACACGTTCAACGACAAGCTCGCCCAGATGGTCATTCACGGTCAGGTCAGCTTCCGCGGACTGGTGCAGTCGATCGAAGCGGACTTGATCTCGCTCGGCCTCAAGGCGGCCGAGAGCAAGCTGTTCTCCAGCATGCTGGGGTTGGGTGGTTTTAGTGCTGGCCCAACTACTTTGGGAGGCCCAAACGGCCCAACTCCGTTCGGCCATAACGGCATGATGGTTGGTGGTGCGCCCACCTTTACGCGAAACGTCGATTTCAGCGCCTTCATCGGCGCGCCGAAGTTTCATAGCGGCGGCTTCCCCGGTCTCGATTCCAGTGAAGTGCCGATCATCGCCAAAAAGGGCGAGCAGGTCGGCTGGCCGGAAGATCTCGCCAAGCAGTATGGCGGCGGCAAGGGCGGCTCTAGCTTCCAGATGGGCGATATTAACGTCAGCGGCGCGTCGAACGGCTCGCCGGCCCAGAACAAGGATCTGGCCGCACAGATCGCCACACAGGTCCAGGAGAGCGCCAAGGCCATGGTCGGCGGCGAGATTCGCAACCAGATGCGTCCGGGTGGTCAGATCCACGCGATGATGAAGGGAAGATAAGCCGTGCCGTTTGATACGTTCGTTCCACCTATCGCCCCCAGTCCCGGCACCAAGATGGATCCCGAGGTCAAGATTTTGTCGGCTGGGTTCGGCGACGGCTACACGCAAGAGGGGCCGGATGGCATGAACAGCGTCCGCGAGGTCGCCACGCTGACCTGGTCGGTCTTGCTGGAAACCCAGGCTGACACGATCTACAGCTTTCTGAAGGCGCACAAAGGCTCGCAGCCGTTCTATTACGCGCTGCGCGATGGCGTTACCCGAAAGTGGACCTGCAAGGTGTTCTCGCGGCTTTGGGACACTCCGAACACCCTGACTGCCACATTTCGGGAAAACTTCACCTTCGATGGCACTTGATCGACAGTCAATATTGACTTATCTTAAGCCCACATGACAGTCACTATTTCCCAGGCCTCGCAGAGCCTTTCGCTCACCGAGAAGATTTCGCTGTATCGCCTCGATGCGACCAGCGTAGGCGCGGCCATCTACTATTTCGTCAAGGCGAACGAAGACAATCTCGACGGCCTCACCTTCGGCGGTCAGCTCTACCGGGCGATCGACATTATGGTCGACGGGTTCGAGGTCAATGCCGGCGGCGTGTTGCCGTCGCCGAAGCTGCAGATCGCCAATTCCGACCTCCTCATTCAGTCCCTGGTCAACGCCTACGGCGATCTCGCCGGCTGCGAGTTTCGCCGGGTCAGAACGTTTCGCCGTTTTCTTGATGGCGAAGCAGACGCCGACGAGGCCGCCTATGTCGGCCCGGACGTGTTCCGGATCGAACGCAAGTCCGAAGAGAACCCGATCTTCATCGAATGGGAGCTGTCGGCCGCGATCGACCAGGAGGGCACGAAATTACCGCGCCGTCAGTTTATCCGCGACGTCTGCACGCGCCGCTATCGGCAATACAAGCCTGCGGACCCGGCCGCCGCCTCTGACGGTTACGTCTACCCCAAGATCTTTCCATGCAAATTCACCGGTAGTTCGGCTTTCACGCCGCTGGGCGTGGCGACCACGGCTGCCAATGACCAGTGCGGCCGCAAGAAATCCGACTGTCAGCTTCGCTTTGGCAGTGTGATGCCGATGGGCGCCTTTCCGGGCATCGGACGGGTGAAGCAATGATCGAGGAATATGAAGCCACGGTTAAGTCGTTCCTCGGCGCAGCGCCGATCGAGGCCGCAAAGGTCCATGCGATCGCCCAGTTTCCCAAGGAGAGCTGCGGCTTCATCGCCGATGGCGCCTATGTCGCCTGCGAGAACACTGATCCCAAGTCCCTGACCGAATTCACCATTGACGACCCGCGCTACGAGACCGCGGTGACCTCGGGCAAGCTGCAGGCGATCATCCATTCGCACCCGAACGGGCCGCTAGCGCCGTCTGAACTGGACATGAGCCAGCAGATCATCAGCGACGTTCCCTGGGGCATCATCATGCTCAACGAGACCGGCTTCCACAAGATGGCGGCCTGGGGCGGCAAGCTGCCGATTGCGC